AACAAGAAGAAATAGAAAAAGTCGTAGCCGATTTATTAAAGCAGATAGATGAGTTGAAAAATGGAGGAGGGGAAGGATGAATTTATATATTGCTTGTTTTTGTTTGGGTTTACTTGTAGGGATGATTTATCAAAAATTGATGAATGTAATAAAATGAAAGGGGTAGGAGCAAAATGATACTCAACATAATAGCCACGATTTGTTGGTTGGTTATGGTTTGGCAGATATTAAGAGAATATTATACGCCAGTGTATTATCCCAGGTGGTGGCAGATGGTGTTGGATGTAGGTATAGCTTTAACTGTGTTAATAGCGATATGGATATAAGGAGGTGAAATCAACAAGATTCAAATCAAAGGGACATATTAAACATTTATATTGTTATAAATGTAAAAAAACAACCGCCCATACAGAGGCGTAGAAAGGCAATAAGATGAAAAGAATGATATGCGCAATTTTAGTAATCGTGCTGTTAATATCAATAATGCCATTGGCATCCGGCCAACAGGTCCTGGATCCGAGGCTCGAGGCGTTGCGGCAGCAGTATCTCGAACTGTCCAAAGAGAAGCTCGCTATCGAGAATAAGATGATCCGGCTCGAGGGCCAGTTCATAGAGCGACAGCAGATGATAGCAGAACAAAAGAAAGAAGCCGAGGCGCTTGAGGCAGAGGCACCAGTAGGGGCCGCGTTGGAATCGGAAGCAGCAGAGTAGTATAATAAAAGTAAGAATGTTTGATCAATAAAAGGGCGTATTTATTTTACGAAAAAACAGAAGGAGGAGAACATGGAAATGGATCCAAAAACAGGTACATTTAGAATGTTACAGGAAGGTGAAGGCGCCAATGAAGGCGAAGTTAGTTTTGCAGTTGGAGAAGAAGTCGAAATCAAAGGAGGCCTTTTTACGGTAACGGGTATTGACCCTGATCCGGAAAACAGGATAAGCCTGAAAGGAATACCAAAAAGCTAAAAACATAAGTCCTTTTATTGAAGCAAGAGGCCGGAGAGAAATCTCCGGTCTTTTTTTGAACCTCACAGCGACGAAGAGATATAAGCCAAAAAAGTAACTTCTTGACAAATCCTGATTTGTTAGGTATATTTTATAGCATAATGTAACCAACCAAAATATCCAATCAAAAATAAGGGAGTTATTTGCCTATGCGTTGGCACAGTGAAGCAAGGAAGATAGCAGACCTTAAGCTCGCAGAACACAATCCTACCTCTATCCCTATTGAAACCATATGTAAACAATGCAAAAAATCTTTTATAGATTATGCTTCAAACAAACGACTTTTCTGTGGCAAGGATTGTTATTCCTTGTGGCAGAAGAAAAATCTGCATCACGGATTTGTTGTTCTTGAGTGTGAGTATTGCAAGAATACCTTTGAAGTAGCCAAGAGTGTCCACCTAAAAAACATCAATGCCTCACCTAAGAAAACCCAAAAATTAAATTTCTGTTCTTGCGATTGTTCGCAAGCCTATTTTTCCCAGAATATCTATAAATGGCGGAACGACAGCAGAGGTGAGAATAATCCTGCGTGGAGAGGTGGAGTGTCGGGAGAAAAAGCACGGTTGATAGCGACAAAGAGATACAAAGATTTTGTGAAAGCAGTATTGAAGCGGGATAACCACCAATGCAGAGTTTGCACAAGTAAAGATAGACCAGAAGTTCATCATATCATACCTTTTTACCAAAACAGAACTCTCTTTTTTGTTATAACTAATGGAATTACTTTATGTTATGAACATCATCAGCAGACAAAGCGAAAAGAAGAAATTTATATCAATATTTTTAAGGGAGTTTTGAAATCAACAACTTGTGGCGGACGAGCAGTTAATTCTTTAGTGAAAGAGGAAACCTAATGATTGACACAAAAGAGCTTACAGTAAAACAACAGCTTTTCATAAAAGAACTTATGGTAACTTTGTCTCCAACCGAAGCGGCTATGCGTGCTTATGATTGCAAAACCAGAGCAAGTGCTTCACAAATTGCATATGAAAACTTGAGAAAACTTGAGATTTCAATAACCGAGCTTATGGATAAAATGGGCTTGACCGATGAAGAAGACATATCCGATTTGAACCGACTTCGAAAGGCTCAAAAAGTTGTCGGCTATCTTAATCAGTACAAGAAAGACAAGGACGGCAAGATAGAAAAAATTGAACCAGATGAGGTTGTGTCAAACGAGTTTGTCTATGTTGACGACAATCAGGTGCAGTTGAAAGCGTTAGAGCTTAGTCTAAACCTTAAAGGGCGTCTTAAAGATAAAAAAGAACATTCATTTGATGACGGCACGAAGAGATTACTTGCAGCAGCTTTAAACAAAATGGAGACCGGGAAGAAATGAGCAGTAAAGCTGAACGCGAACGTATAGAAAACTTATACCATGAAGCCCAAAAAAATCTTGTAAATTATCGACATTTACTTCTTGAAAGCGACCCAACACACGAAGTTAAGCCAGCACCTTATCATCAGGACTGGTCGGATATGCTTCTCAACGAAACAGAGAATGAGGCAATTCAAGGTTTTAGGGAAAGCGCTAAGACGCAGTATGTCCTTAGAGCCTTCCCGCAATACTGCCTTACTTATCCTTCCAAAGAGCGGGATTATATAGTTATTCTAAAAAACAATTCAAGGCTTGCAGAGAATAAACTCAAAGAAATAGAAACTGAGTATACTACGAATGGATTGATATCGGCAAACAAAATACAAATCAGAGAGCAGTCTGGCAGGGTTTTCAGTGTAGACGTTAAAGACGCAAATGGCGAGATTGTAAATGTCAGAATAGAAGCTTATGGCAAAGGTTCATCAATTAGAGGTTTGTCGCATAAGGAACGCCGACCAAAGATAGTAATCTGCGATGACTTGCAGGACCGGGACGAGATGAAAGGCGAGGCTGTCCCGGAGAGTGACTGGAAGTGGTTTATGTCTGACGTTTACTTCCTCGGCAAACACAGCCGAATATTCCTTATAAGCAATAATTTAGGCGAGAAGTGTATAATTGAACGTATATTCGCAGCCAAGGATGACCTCGGATTTAAATGTAGAAAAGTCTCAGTCATAAAGATAGTGGACGGTAAGGAAGAGAGCGCATGGCCTGGAATGTACACACTCCAGGAAATATATACCCAGCGTGAAAAGTTTAGAAAGCAAGGGCTTTTAGGTATCTGGCTCGAGGAGAAAATGTGTCTTGCAACAAGCGAGGAGACAAAGACGTTCAAGAAAAAGGATAGGCGATATTATGTGCCAGCATTAGCCAATCAGATACGAGGCGCTTGTAATGTAGATGCAACGCTTGATCCAGCTTATTCAAAGCAACCGGGATCATGCCTCAGGGCAATAGTCGTCAAGGGCATAGACAAGAACAACCATTGGTTCATACTTGATGTGCGTTACGGCCGATGGGATTCAGTTGAGACCATGAATCAGATGTTCGATGTAGTGAAGATATGGAGGCCGACAGAGTTCGGTATCGAAAAAGGGGAATTTAAAGAAGTCATCGAACCTTTCATATTCAAAGAAATGTCAAGGCGCAATCAGTTTTTTACTATCAAGGAAATAGAACATGCTAAGCGCGGCTCAAAGCTCGAACGTGTTAAAATGCTCGGGCCAAGATATGCAGCTCATACAGTCTGGCACCCAGAGTTTGCGCCATGGCTGGCAGAACTCGAGTCGGAGCTTGATGGCGTGACCAAAGATGGATTCAAGAGTTTATTTGTGGATTTAATCGATGCCTTGGCCATGCAGGAGCAATTGGGTGAAGCGCCGATAGATAATATAGATCAAAGGAATTTGCCACGTACGACTGTACAGGACAACACAGCGGAACTTTTAAAAGATAATCCACAAAGATTACCGGCAAATATGCCGAGACAAGCAGACATGGAAACGATTTTTTAGGAGAATATCATGGCAATAGGAATAGGAACAGCTCTTTTGTTAGGAGTATTAGGTGGAGGAGTGGCTGCGACAGTGATGTCACGAAAAGCAGCACAGCCACAAGCGCAACCTGCGACACAAGCGCAGGCACGCGTCCAGGCTCCACAAATTGCAGCTCAACAAAAAGCAACGACCGAAGTATTGGCGGCCCCCGAGAAAGCAGCGGAGAAAGCAAGACTGGATAGCTTACAGAGGCGAAAGAGGAGAGCAAAGACACTTCTCACGTCTCCAGCGGGAGTGCTTGAGCCAGCAACACTTACGAAAAAAAAATTATTTGGTGCCTAATGGAAGCAACAAAGACAGCGACTATACGTCAATATGCAGGTGATGATTTCATGGATGTGTCACGTCTTCTTCAGGAATTTCACAAGGAAGCTCTTGAGGAGTACGGCCTGGATTGTGAATCTCACCAAATTGAGAAGGCAATAAACGAGAACAAATCCGAGGTGTTGGTGTTGGAAATGGATGGAAAAGTTGTGGGGCTGATAGCAGGAACGATAATCGATTACCCCTTACAGAAAGCAAAGATATTTCAAGAGCTGATCTGGTACGTCTCGAAGAGTTACCGGAAATACGGCATAAGCCTTTTGAAGGAACTCGAAAAGAGATGTAAGGAGCGGGGCATCTATACGGTTATAATGGTCGCTATGGGCAACTCGATGGCCGCAAAGCTGGACAGACTTTATAGGATTACTGGATATAAGTTGCTCGAAACTCATTACATAAAGGTGATAAAATGACCCCAGAAGAAGCAATTAGACGACAGAAAGAATTATCGAGCAATCGAAACAATATGGCCAGCCATTGGCAGGAGCTGGCGAATTGGTGCCTGCCGCGCAAGGCCAGCATAATAGAGAAAAGGGTGTCCGGCCAGCAGCTGGACTTCCATCGGCTATTCGACAACACCGCGATAACATCACTTAAGATTATGGGAGCAGGTTTTCATTCACATCTTACTAACCCCGCAGCCGAGTGGTTCGAATTTAAAATGAAGGAGAAGACGTTAAACACGATCAAGGATGTGAAGGTCTGGCTCAAGGACGTGGTGGATGTTATATTTAACACCCTGAACACTTCGAACTTCGATGGAACAATGCAGGAGTTCCACCAAGACTCCGGATGCTTTGGAACTGGTTCAATATTTACGGAAGAGGATATAAAAACTAAAGTCAGATTTACAATGCTGCCGATAGGCGAAACCTTTATCGAAGAGGACGCCCAGGGCAGAGTCAACAGGATATTCCGGAAGTTCCAGTATAGCGTGCAACAAGCCTTCGACCGATGGGGCGATGATGCTGGAGTGACTGTTATGAAAGCCATGCAAGAAAAAAAATATGATCAGATGGTAGATTTACTTCATTGGATTATACCAAGAGAGAAAAGGATAGCCGGCAAAAAGGACAATCTGAACATGTCGTTTGAATCGAAGTGGGTGGAGATAAAGAGTGTTCACCTCATCAAAGAAAGCGGATTCCAAGAGTTCCCGGTTGCAACCGGTCGCTTCTGGAAACAAACTGGAGAGCCATGGGGATTTTCACCAGCAATGGATGTCTTAGCGTCTATACGAATGGTAAATGCTGAGAAGAAAGTTACTATAAGAGGCGCATTTAAGCAAGTTGACCCACCGATATCTCTGCCGAGCAGAGGATTTATAATGCCTTTAAATATGAACGCCTCAGGCATAAATTACCGCAATCCGCAAACGAAAGCCGACGACTTGCAGTTTATACAGACGAGGGGCAACATTGGAATTGGCCTTGAGATGATACAGGATGTCAAGAGAGAAATTGAAGAAGGATTTTATGTGCCACTGTTTAAGGCTTTCTCGCAGATCACCAAGCAGATGACAATACCAGAAGTGCAGCGCCGAATAGCTGAAAACATGGCGCTCCTGGGACCAGTTGTGGGCCGGTTCACACAGGAGGTCCTGGACCCGATAATCATACGGACTTTTAACATACTTTTACGCGGCGGACATTTGCCTCCGCCTCCGGCAATACTTGAAGGTAAGGAGTTCGACATCGTTTACATATCGCAACTCGCGAAAGCACAGAGGGCGACGGAGATAGTATCGCTTGAAAAAGCCATGACGACTGTCGGAGAAGTATCAAAGGTTATCCCCTCCGTCATTGACAAGATAGACGGTGATAAGCTTACAGATATTATATGGGATGTGAACGGTGCTAATCCCGAGGTTTTACGAGATGAAGAAGGGGTTGCAGCAATAAGAGAGACAATAGCTCAGGCCGCAGAGAAGGCACAGCAACAAACGGACCTGGCACAGGCCGCAGAGACAGCAGAGAAGATAAGCCAGACAGAGAAAAATCTACAACCGGCGGGAGCGAAGAAATGAGCATGGTCATATTAGTCAAGAATAAACAAGTCGCATCGCTGGCCGAAATGAACAAGCTGGCACTTAAAAGGATATTTGATAAATTTCACATGACGCGGGAAGAGGAGACATTGCTCGAACATAGCGTTGATCAATGGCCGAGAAAGGCAGACCTTAAACTGGAAGAAAAGCGAATGCTTAAAGTTATTATCCAAGCACTTATTGATAACGAAAACGGCAAGTTTAACTACATGAAAGAGGCAATGGTTCAACACGGTCTTGATTATAAAAAAGTTTACGACGTGGGGTTATAATGAGCGGAAGCAGAATCAAAAAGATGAGGAAAGAGGCCCGGGCGGTGTATGAAGAAACCGAGAAACAGAGTCACAAAAAGATTCTGCCTTTCAAGAGCATATTCCGGCAGATAAAGAAATTATCCAAGGCTGGGCAGCCGGTCTACAAACAAACGCGTGCCGCGAGAGGAGTATCATGGCCGACAAACAAATAGACGAAAAGCAGTTGCGTAAAGCCTACATGGACACATTCAGCACGTCGTCAGGAGATATAGTCCTGAAGGATTTACAGAATAGGTGTTTTAAGTATAGTTCGACAGCGGTGAGAACGTGGCCAAGTGTGAATGAAGTAATGATAAACGAGGGGAAGCGGCAAACGCTTCTCCACATCGAAAACATGATGTCCCCTGAGGACATCGAAAAATTGGACGAAAGTCCAGAAGGAGGAGAGTAATGTTTTTGGATAATCTTAAACCCATAGCAGATTTTGTAATGGACAATTTAAGACCCTTGTTGATAATGCTACCATGTTTATTCGGTATGGCGTTAAATGAAGGCGAAACACATGAACAGGGATTTGAGAGGGTAGAAGGAGAACTCAGCGCGGCAAAAGAAGCAGGTGGTAAAAGTTTTTATGGTAGTCTTTCGGAAGAAGTTCGAAGCAATCCGTCAATGCTGAAATTCGAGAAGGTGTCGAATGAGGAGATAGCAAAGTCTTATATCAATTTGCAGGGAAAGATAAGCGCAAAAGGTTTATTGATGCCTGGACCAAATGCATCGGATGATGAAAAAAGCGCTTTTTATAAGGATCTTGGCAGACCGGAGACAGCAGATGGATATACACTCACGCCTCCTCAAGACCTGCATAAAAATATTGTTTCAACCCCTGAATCACAAAAAGTATTCAAAGGCCAATGTCATAAAATTGGGTTAACTTCAGAGCAAACTCAGGGATTACATACATGGTACCTGACTGAATTATCAAACGTCTTAAAACAACAGGACGTGGAAGATACAAAAGTGACGAACGAAGCAAAGACCGCTTTGATGGCTAAATGGGGAACGACATATGATGCAAACCTCGAATTGGCTAACAAGGTAGTGAACAAATTCGGCGGGGAGAAGGTCCTCGAGCTCTTCAAAGAAGGGCTTGGAGCGAATCCGCTGGTTTTGGAAATGATGGCCAATATAGGCGATACATTGAGTGAGGACGTACTCGGTCCAGGTGGCAAGAGTCAATTCGGTGGTCTTACACCACAAGCAGCTCAAGCAAAAATTAATGAAACTCTTGCTAATACGAAACATGCATATCACAATAGTAATGACCCGATGCATAAAGACGCTGTTGAACAGATGACATCATTATATCGGATTACAACAGCTGGGGAGAAGAAATAGTATGGATGAAATAACTGCTTTAGATAAAGCGCATATAAAAGTTCGATGCGCAGAAATAGCGATACAAAATGGCACCAAAGTCGGTATCGAACGGGATGCATGTCTCAAACAAGCCGAAAAGATATACAAGTTCGCATTAGGGATAACCGAAGATAAGGCCCCCGATGAGAACAAAGACAACGGATAACCTCTTACAGAGGCCCAAAAAAACTGTAAGAGTAGACCCAAGTCTCTCTTGGATAATCTACAGATTTGGATTTTAACTTAAAAACAGGAGGGATTTAAGATGGGAGATATAACTACTGCTTTTGTAAAACAGTATACGGACAATATCCGGCTCCTTGCGCAGCAAAAGGGATCGAAACTTAGAAGCACTGTGGAAGTAGATACTGAATTCACTGGTGAATTTAAGTTTTACGATCAAATGGGCAAGGACGAAATGGAAGAGAAGTTAAGTAGAAATCAGGATACACCCACAGATGTGGCTGATCACAAGAGGCGCAGAATTACAAAGAGAGACTTTGTGCACAATAAACTGCTCGATTTAGAAGATCAGCTTGCCATGATTGTTGACCCAAAAAGTAAATATTCATTAAGCGCGGGATATGCAGCCGGCAGAAAGATGGACGATGTAATCATCGAGGCTTTTAATGCCAGAGCGTACACTGGCAAGGAAGGTTCAACTCCGGCAGACTTTACCCCCGCCAATCAAATAGCGGCCGGTGGCACAGGTTTGACAAAAACCAAGATGATGTCTGCTATGCAAAAACTCGATGACAACGATGTCGAAGAGGAAGATAGACACATCGCTTGCGCGCCGAAACAGGTAGTCAATCTTCTCGGCACGGTTGAAGTTGCAAGTTCCGATTATAACGTAATCAAGGCGCTTGTAGAAGGTAAGATTAATTCTTGGTTAGGTTTTCAATTCCATAAAACGACCAGATTGAAAACAAACGTTGCAGGCGCCAGACTCGTATATTGCTGGCATAGATGGGCGATCCAGCTCGCAATTCAAAAAGAACCATCTGCTCGTGCAGACCAAAGAGCTGACAAGAACTATGCATGGCAGGTTTTCATGTCCATGAGCATAGGTGCGTCCAGGTTAGAAGAAGAAAGAATTATGGAAATAGCTTGCGTAGAAGCATAAAGTAATTAAGGCAATAGAAGTAAAGGACGAATGGATTGTAACAATAATAGAAGGAGGGATAAGAGATGGCAGTATACAAAGGAGTAAACAGAACAAAGAAAGACACTCCGAATATAAGCAACAGATTGGCAGCAGGGTTATTTGACGGCAGAGTGAAAGTCGCATATGATGAGTATGATTTTGACGGTGAGTTGGCAGGTAGCATTGTCGAAATGTGCGCAAAGTTGCCCGTAGGAGCGAAGATCGTCGATGTGATTCTTGATACCGAGGATCTGGCGAACAACGTAGATTTGAAAGTCGGGGATTACGAAAGCGATGCCAGATATATTCCGTTTACCGATCACGGAGCTGGGGCACTGGTTACTCACATGAGTGCGAATGCCGGACGGATGTACACGATAGACGATTCAGAAGCACTCTCGGATAGGCAGATCATAATCACCACGCAGACAGCTGCGGCAACAGGACTGGCGAAACTGCTCATTCTTTATACACACGACTAAAGGTGTTTTTTAGATTAGATAATCGGCGGAGAAGGGGAAGGTTTATTCTCCTCTCCGCTAAAGTAAAGCAAAAAACGGGAGGAAGTAAATATGTTTAAGCGAATATTAGCAATAGCAAGTGTTTTTGTATTGCTGATAGCCGCACCCTGCTGGAGTGCTGTTGAGGTCCAAGACGACGGAACAGTTGTCGGACTGGCCAACTCGATAAACTTCACAGGATCGACCGTTACTCTGTCAGCGAGTGTCGCTTCGGTGGTGCTTAATGACATAGATAGCGGTACGATAGACGGTGCGGTTATCGGAGGCACTACTCCGGCAGCAGGAACATTTACGACGCTGACGGTGAATACCAGTTTAACGCTGGGAGGATCTACGATTACTGATTGGGGATCCGTAGTGAGTCCGTGGACCGATGGTGGGGTAACTACAACTTTGAACTCGGCTCCGACGAAATTTATCTTGACACACGGAAGCGGTGAACTGTTTTGTACGGTTCTGGATACGGATAACATCACCGGAACGACTAACAACCAGACCATTGACCTTAGCACTAACACTAAGGTAATTTTTGGGGATGCAGATGTAGCCGATACTTTCGCCATAGAGTTCGATGGAACGGACACCATTCTCGAATCATCTGACGGTGCAATAGTATTGTACTCCAACCAGGCCGACGGCGAGGTTCATTTCAAGACGGCCCAGGACACCAACGATTATCTTATCATTGATACCGCTTCCGATATAGTCCAAATCAAAACTGCTGCTGGTGGTGGCGATGGCGATTTATCAATAACTGCGGACGGCGGTGAGATTGATTTTGACGACGAAAATCTATCTACTACCGGAACAGCATCATTTGGCGCGACCACTGTTACCTCTCTTATTGGGGTAACATCTTTCACGCTTAACGACTCCGACGTATTGAGCAACACGGTGGATGATGTTCTCAGATGGGCTTCCAACGACAGCCACTCAACCATCGAGGCGTACGGATTTGAGAACATGGACGCTCGACTGCTTTTATCAGCAGACGAGGGCGACGATGACGGCGATGCTTGGATGATTGAATCTTGCAAGGACACCAATAGTTTAATCACATACAACGATACTTCTGGTGCTTTGGTTGCCAAGATGACCATAAGCACTTTAGGGGACGTTGTATTAGGCGGAGATGTTTTAACTTTCGCCAATGGGGAGTATATCTCTAACGTGACAGACGGCACGGTTTTGATAGCGACTAACACTGAGGATATGATTCTGCGCGCATACAGTGCAAACGCCGCGGACGGTGACTCGACTCTATCGTTGCAAGGCGATGCGGCCGGAGCGATTCATGGCAGATGGGATATGATTTGTGATACAGGCGCAGATGCTCTTATCTGGAAATCTGACTCGGCGGTTATCGGTACCATGGTAACCAAGATGACGCTTGCCAGTGCTACGGGCAACCTGGACATTGAGGGCGATTTAGATATTACAGGTAATGACATCACTTGCCCGACCGATTTGCTGATCACTCCCGGAGGAACCGAAGTGCATATCGCAGGAGGTTTGCATGTTGGTGGAACCGACAACGTTGGCGACAACAACTTCAAGGTTGATGGGACAACAGCGTTAGTTGGCGCAGTAACGATAACCGGGGATGTATCAGCGGCAGACGCGACATTCACCGGTGGCGATCTTACTATGACAAGTGCGACAGTGGATAAGCCGCTCGTTACTCTCGAAGATACACACGCTGATGCGACTCCTGCTGTTATCAAGTTCGCAAAAAACAGCGCCACGCCTGCCGACGACGACCATTTGGGGAGGATAGGTTTTTACTCAGATGACAGTGGCGCCGCAGCAAGCGAGTTCGCTTACATCCTTGCCCAAGCGCAGGATATTACTGCAGCCGCAGAGGCTGGTTCACTTGAGTTCAGCATGGAGGTAGCAGACACTGATACGAGTTTCCTTATGCTCCAGGCTGAACCAGCAGCTTCTTCCGGCTCAATCGACTTCAACATGGATGCCGCCGACATAGACTTTATCTATGACGGTAACACGACACCGGGGATGTTTACCATGGATGCCACTGTTGAGTCGGTTCTTTTTCAGTCGAGCATCACATTGATGCCGGCAGTTAGCATAACAAACACCAACGCCGATGCCAACAGCGCTTCGCTGAACTTCAGGAAAGACGGCAACGCTGAAGTTGACGGTGACGTCATAGCGTTAATCAATTTCTATGGCAACGACTCTGCAGATAATGACCAGATTTTTGGTTATATCAAAGTGGCGTGCACAGAAGTTGATACTACTGACGAAGCTGGGCTGATAGCGTTTAACCTGGAAGTGAACGACGCGGACACAGAATTCCTTACGATGTCCGGAGATACCGGCGACGTCGATACAGGAGTAATTGAATTTAACTCAGGTGAGATAGATATAGATTTCAACCTTAATAGTTTAGACCAGGCTGACATCTTCAAGGTAACCGCGGGCAGTAACGATGTAATGGTTACCCGTGACTTGGCGCTGGGAAACACAGACGCTGCGCTGTTGCAACTGCTTAACGACAATGCTGGCGACGATCAAGGCGTGCTATCTGTTATCCAGGACGCAGGCGCGAGTGCTACTATTGCGGCAGTAGTCGTACAAAGCTCGGCAGCTGCTACGGTCAAGTCATCTCTGTATGTCAATCATGACGGCACGGCCGGAGCGACAGGCGAAGCTGCAGTAGTAATTGAGAGTGAAGATGTAAAGACAGCAGCTTTGTATATCACAGCTCCAGTTGACGCGACAGGCACAACGCAGGAAATCGACGATTACGTGTTGGCTGTTGGCGTCGAGGGTATAGGCGGCGGCATCATAGCTTACAGAAATCAAGCCGCTGCTACCGAAGCTATGTTGACGATAGAAGATGATAACACAGATGCAACTGGTCCATTAGTAGTTTTCACAACCGACCAGGATGCTGATGCGGCAGTCGCTGCCATACAGATGATTACTACAAGCGCTGCGATGGATACAGCTTTGTTATCAGTGACACAGGCCGGATCCGGCGCTGCCATTGATATTGTTTCTGGAGCATTAGCTATCAATGGCGACAGCATCACCTGCGACGGCGTATTGGTAATTGATGCCACAAGCGCAACATCATTCAACGATGAGAATATTACCAATGTCGGAGACATTGCTTGCGATAGCATCACATCAGATGCAACAACTGTAGTTTTAATCAATGACGGTCTGCAAGGCTTAGTTGATGAGATTACCGCGACCTCCGAAGGTGTGGCGGCATCCCTGACAACCGTGATTACCGAAATAACGACCAACGGTGACGGTGACCTTGATAATGTTACCCTTGCCAATGGCGTAAGCGGCCAGATCAAGGTATTTGTGATTGTCGCAGAAACTGTTGGTGGCGATACCGTTAAAATTACGCCAGCTACTTATTTGGTCGGCACACAGATAACCTTTGACGGCACAGTCGGCGATGGTTGCGTTATGATTTATTGTGACAATGAAGGCTGGGTAGTCGTAGGAAACAACGGCGGAACCGAAGCATAAACAGTAATTATTAACCAATAGGGAGAGGCCTTAAAAACCTCTCCCTAAAGAGGGTCATGACAACAATATCAGAAGTAAGCATATGTAATCAGGCTTTAATAGCATTGGGAGCTACTCCAATAGCATCGCTAACGGAAAACTCCAAGAATGCGAGGCTATGCAACGCTATATACAATCAAAAACGGGACGATGTTTTAACCGACCATATTTGGAATTTCGCCCAAAAAAGAGCTGTGCTTGCCACTTTAGCTGATCCTCCCGTCTGGGACGAGGACTGGATGACGGTAAGGTATCAGAAACCTACGGATTGCCTAAAAATAAACTTTGTAAATATAGAATCAGCGATATTCAAAATTGAGGAAGATAAGATTTTATCGAACGTAACAGGTCTGAAAATAAAATACACCCAGAGAATGACGGACCCAATGAAATTCTTCTCGAAGTTTGTCGAGGCTCTAAGCTCGCGATTGTCAGCTGAATTGGCATACGCGGTCACAACCTCGAGGACGCTGGCGGAAAGTTTGTTTGCAATTTACTATGAAAAGAAACTTCCCCAAGCTATATCGGCTGATTCACAGCAAGGCACTCCGCAAGGAATAGCGCAGGACGATATTTTGATGTCGAGAATAACTGGCAGTAGTTCAATTTCCGGGCGAACAGGTTGGGAGACATGGTTCCCATGTAGTTATTAAAGGAAAACCATGCCCAAGATTACGAGTGCAACGACTAACTTTACCAAAGGAGAATTCTCGCCGTTATTATTAGGCAGATTCGATATAGCAGCCTACGCTAATGGTGCGAAGAAGCTTGAGAACTTTCTTGTCCTCAACGCCGGCGGTGCGACCAGGCGGCCAGGATCATACTATGTGGCCGAGGTCAAAAACTCCTTATTATCTACCCGCATAATAGACTTCCAATTCTCCACAGAGCAAGCATATATCCTTGAAATGGGCAATCTATATTTCCGCTTTTACACCGATCAGGGTCAAGTCCAGATCACCACGCATGCCATAACCGGCGCGAGCCAGGCCGTGACATGTGTCATAACCTCAGTAGCTCATCCTTTCCAGAACGGCGACGACGTGGTGATAACCGAAGTCGAAGGTATGACGGATTTGAACGGCCATACCTATGAGGTCGCAAACAGGACGGCGGACACATACGAATTATTAGGAATCAATAGTACAGGCTTCGGCGCATATACGGGCTCTGGTATAGCGACACGCGCTGGAGCATTGGAGATCCCCACCCTTTTCTTAACATCGCAATTGTTTGGTGTGCAATATGCACAGTCCGAAGATGTCGCTTATATGGTTCACAGAAACCACCAGGTTGTGAAACTCGAAAGGTTGAGCGCGACATCATGGCGGCTGGTGGAAGTTGATTTTGTAAGAGGACCATTCCTGGATGATAATATTACCGCCATCACTATTACGCCCACAGCAGATGCGGGAGCGACTATTCTAAATTCATCTGCCGGAGACATATTCCACTTTGTTACTGGAGTCGCGGCGGCCGACCAGAAACTTGTGGGAAGCTTATTCCGGGTAAAGGGCGGCGTGGTTAAAATAGCGACTGTTGCATCCGCCACTCAAGCTACTGGGACTGTCCAAGCCGAACCTGACGGCGCAGCAGGGGCATTGGGTACCGGACCAGCCGCAACAGATGATTGGGCGGAGGGAGCATGGAGTGATTTTCAAGGACACCCCACTTCAGTAACATTTCATGAAGGCAGACTTGTTTTTGCCAAAGGTCAAAAAATATTCGCAAGTTATTCTCAAAGCTTTGAGAATTTTGCGAAAGGCACAAACGCGAGCGACGCATTTATATATAAAATAAGAACTGAACAGGTAAATGCAATAAGGTGGATGTCATCTGGCCCGAAAGCATTACAGGTAGGCACATCCGGAGGTACATTCTCTTTTAGTTCTGGTGCTGAGGGCATACCAATTACACCTACTGCAATAGTCGTAAAAAGAGACACTACGTATGGTTCAGCCAAAGTCGCACCTAAAAGAATAGGTAGTTTTGTATATTTTGTACAAAGGAATTTAAAACTAATGAGAGAATTGGGCTTTTCTTTTGATAGGGATAGACAGGAGGCCCTCGACATGACTCTTCTGTCGGATCATATCGCTGGTTCAGGTATTGTGGATCAAGCATATCAGCAGTCTCCTAATGATACATTATGGTGTGTTAGATCAGATGGCCAAATGGCAACACTTACCCGGCAGATAGATCAAAAAGTTATAGGCTGGACGAGGCAGATATCCGGAGCGGACTCACGTGGAGCAGGCCTTTATAAAAGCGTAGCAGTCGTGCCGATAGATGAAGGAGATGATGAGGTATGGATAGTTGTAAGGAGATATATAAATGGTGGGTATGTAAGATACATCGAATACTTTAAGCCGAGGGAATTCGCGGATCAGCACGACGCATTCTGTGTGGACTCAGGACTAACGCTTGATAGTCCAATAACCATATCAGGAGCGACGGCGGCAGAGCCAGTTGTTGTCACCGCGGTGGCGCATGGCCTTGTAAACGACGACCAAGTCAAGATCATGGACGTGGTTGGGATGACAGAACTTAATGATAATTTTTATCTTGTGGCCGGAGTAACAGGAGCCACACCAGACACTTTTCAATTAACAACCTTGGCCGGTGTGAATATAGACGGTTCAGCTTTCACAACCTACATATCCGGCGGTGAGGTCAGGAAGATGGTGACAGAAATCTCCGGATTTTTGCATCTAAAAAATGAGACTGTTGCAGTAACGGCTGACGGTGCGGCGAGAACTAATAAGGTAGTTTCTGCTGCAGGAAAAATAACATTAACATCAAAGGCGGCAGTGGTTCATGGCGGTCTTCCTTACATTCCTAAAGTACAAGGATTGCCTTTGGTTGACGGATCCGCCACAGGGACTGGGGCAGGAAAGACACGACGAATTTATAAAGCTATCATACGATTTTACAGAACACTCGGGGCGCAGTTTGGCAGCGAAGATACTCAAGACCCGATTAACTTTTTAGATGTAAGTGTGCCATTAGGCCAAGCACCACCTTTATTTACTGGTCTTAAACTAATAGATCCAGATTTAGGATGGGATAAGTTGGGTGAATATACAATTATTCAACCTCAACCTTTGCCGATAACGATACTATATGTCGTCTTACTTTCAGAAGTAAATGAGTGAAAAAAAAGGGGGAACTCCGGAGAAATCCAGAGTACTCCGGAGTACTCCAGAGAACTCCGTTATAAGTTAAGTTAAGTTAAGTTAAGTTAATATAAAACAATAGTGTATATATACTATAGTAAAATTTATGAATAATGTGGATAACTCATTAAAAAA